ACACCAGAAGCTATCATGTTGAAGACAGTAATGAAGGATCGTTACGATCTTTCATAAATAGAGTAACACGGCAGATGCCTCTGCGAAAGTACGCATCTGTTCTCTAAAACCCGGCTACACTTCTACGTTAAGGAAGTGCGTAATTGCTAGATACGATACTAGCACAGTGCATTGGATCTACTGCAAGGCTCTATTTAAGAGCGACTTGAGAAATCACAACGGCGGGGACGCTATCCCGTCTAAATAGAAAAGAACGTGGACAGTGTAACAACTTAGACCGGGGCTCTTGTGGTGAGAGTGACCGGTCATTCCTATATCTAGCCAAGAACACGTAATAAATAGCACATGAATATAGATTTATCAGCATTCTCGCATGGTCAACTACTGAGCAAGATTTGGTTGTGCGAACAATTAGAACCACATCTACCTGAGCAAGCCAATGTGTTTATATTAGGTAGCTGGTACAATTTACTAGGATCTTTGATGTTGTCACGCAATAGAAAACTGTACGATAACATCGTTGGTATAGATATTGATCCTGACGCAGTAAATATGGCTGATAAGATATGTGAGCCTTGGATCATAGAGAAGAAGCTATCTAACATAGTAGGTGATGTTTCTAACTATGACTTACAAGGACCACAAGTGATAATAAATTGCAGTGTTGAACACATGGACAATACCAATTGGTTCAACAATATCAATAAAGGCACTTTAGTATGCTTGCAAACTAGTGATGTAATAGATGCATCCGACCCCTGGTTCATCAAACAACCAAGTCCAAATATAGGTTCGTTTCTGAATAGATATCAGTTAACAAAAAACTTATACATTGGCACTAAAAAATTTGAATACCCAAGTATTACATACAACAGGTTTATGTTAATCGGCATACGTTGACAATAAATCCAAAATGTAGTACAATACTATATTAGGAGATAAGAAATGTGGATTGAAAACGTAGCGGCCGCTGATATACCAACTAGGTTTCATCACGAAGCCGGTGAGAATAGTATGCTGATTAGCATTGTTGACCCGGCAAGTTGGAGACCCGTTCCTGCCCACAAGTTCAAAGAGATTCATAATTTTGAATTCTTAGATATTGAAAAGGATGATTTTGCATTGGATGAGGCAATGCGTTGCAGTCAAGAGCAGGCAAATGAATTAGTCCGACTGTTGCAACATGCTAAGGACAATAGAATGAACGTTGTGGTTCATTGCTATGCAGGTATCTGCCGTAGTGGTGCAGTGTGTGAAGTTGGTGTGATGATGGGCTTTGAAGACACGGGAAGATTCCGTAGCCCTAACTTGCTGGTCAAGCATCGCATGATGAAGGCTTTAGGTTGGACTTATGACGAAGATGAAAAGCCAAACATTGATGATTGGCGAACTTTTAGGAGTATAGAATGAACAAGTTAAGTGAAAATGGAAAAGTAGCAGTGTTGTATAGTCCTGGCTTCGGCGCGGGATGGTACACATGGAACTATGATAATCCTGAAATACTGTTTGATCCAGCAATCGTAAAGTTTGTTGAGAAAGAACAGTTTGATGAATTAGCAACATATGTAACATTAAAGTATCCAGATATATACACAGGTGGTATGAAAGACTTGAAAGTAGAATGGATGCCAGAAGGTACATTGTTTAAAGTAAATGAATATGACGGATCTGAATCAATAGAATTGAAAGAAAATGATAATTGGTTAGTTGCGTAAAGGAATAAAATGTATAAAGTAGTTAATGGAAATGTCTCTGTAGAATTTTCTGACTTAGATTTGGCATTATCTTATGCCAAGACAGTAGCAGAGTTCGTGACTATAAAAGGTGGCGAGTTTGAAATTGTAGGTAGATTTGGTGTTGATTCAGTTAAAGACGGCAAGTGTCCAGATGGCATTGCGTATGATTGGAACAAGGCTAGCCGAATAGGCCGAGTAAAGAGAGAACGAGTATAGAAGTACTCAGTTGACAAATAAACATTTTGGGTGTATAATACACTTATTAAATGAAAGGAGCCTGTATGACAGTTGTAGTCGCAAAGATGAAGGACAGAGTTGTTCAGGTTATGCGTGTAGCTGACACCGTGGGCTTCTCATCAGAGCGAGGCTGGGTAATGGTCTGTATAGACTGGGAACAAGCCGATCGCAAAAAGTCTCAATTCAAGTGGGTTCCTGCGAGTACTCAATTTGAATGGGTACGAAGTTTTAGTTTTTAAGAAAGGAGCATAGTATGGGTTACAATACAAATCACTTTGACCATGAAGCACACTATGCTTCTAAGTCAACAAAACAACTTGAGGCACTGTTGAAGCAGGCCGAAAAGTTTGTGCAAGAACACCCTAAGTTTGAATTCAGTTGGCACAATGAGTATCGCCAAAAGTTGAAACTGTTGATAGCAGAAAGAATTGGAAAAAGAAAATGAAAAAGTGGATTACAAGTGACCTGCATTTTGGTCACGCAAATATTATGAAGTTCTGTCCGGTGACCCGTTTTGGGTTCACCGACACAGACCATATGCGAGAAGTAATGATCTCCGAGTGGAATCGTGATGTTAAGCCTGATGATGAAACATTCATCTTAGGTGATTTCGCCTTCTTGCCTAGCAAGGATGCTATCGCTATATTGCGTAGATTGAATGGTACTAAGATACTGATTGAAGGTAATCATGATCGGAAACTGTTGAACGACCCTGGATTCCGAAATGAGTTTAAGGAAATTCATCAGTACCTGAGATACAATCACGATGGTCAACTTGTCATTATGATGCACTACCCTATCTGGGAATGGGATCAAATGCACCGAGGTGCAGTACACTTCTATGGTCACGTTCATGGAGCAGTGACTGGAATGGAAAAGTACCGCGCACGTGACGTAGCCTTTGACGCTACTGGTCGGGTTGTGTCAGATTTTGATATGATGGTTAAAGACGCATTGAAGGGTGAGATTCGTTCTCATCATTAAGTAATAACAAATTTTATATTATGTTTAAAATTAAAGACGAATCACATTTACCCGTTAATCAACAAAGTCTAGTTTTCCGTCTCAGAAAACGTGCAGAGATTAGGAGACAGATTCAAGATAGAAAGTCTGTTATAGAGGGGAAACCTGATAGGATAGCTGATTTACTTGACGAAGCCGCAACCGAAATAGAGCGTTTGCAAAATGAGATTTAAGTTCCCATAATGTGGGCATAAATACTCTTTATGCAATTAGATATTAATTTTAAAAAAATATGTGCTGTTCCTCCCGAATTAATTAATGAGGCTGCAGAACTATGTGGTCAGATTGACTGGGCTTCTGACAAGTATAATAGAATCAATGATAACGCATTAGCACCCTACAGTAAGATATTATATTATCCTACCCCATTAACACCTAAAGGATTTTACGATAGGGAGTTAACTGATGCGGATAAAAGATTAACAGAAGTGTGTTCATTGCTCAGAGATTGTTTACCTGAACAATATAAACACATGCGTGTTGTTAATGGTGAAATCGCAACAGTACTTCCTAAATCAGTAGTTAAATTGCATTACGATGACAGTTGGTACCATAAAGTATCGCATAGGATACATATACCATTAAAAACAAATGATAAATCATTGAGCATGTGGTATCATTTCTACGCACATATGGTAGAGAATTATGCATACGAAATCAATAACAGAGTACAACACGGTGCTATGAATCTAGGTAATGAATACCGAACTCATTTTATATTTGATTTGTGTGAACCAAATATTTGGGATGAAAATGATAGGTCAGGTGAATTATCATATAGATTTGATTACGAAGGTCTAAGACGTTCTATTTAAATACAGAACTTTCATTAACAGGTGAATTGAGTAATTTACTAATAGTATCGCCCCATTTAATATGTGCTCTAGTAGGATAAACTTTTTTTACTAGTTCAAGTCTTTTAGGTACAAGATAAAAGTTACTGGTTCTAGCAATTTCCCAACCATGACTCTTTAGTCTAGGCTCTATATTAGGTTCTATTTGGCGATACATATTGTATTTCATGGTGACATTATTAATTTTTTCATGGTAATTATCTAAGTGTAGTTTAATCATTCTGCAACTAGATTCTAAACTATGACTTATCATATTCCCGATACCATACATACCTTTATCCTGCATGAATCTTTCATAACTGGAAAACTCTAGTTTAAAAGGACTTAATACTTTCTCTGATTTGTATGCATGTGGCCACGGCCAATCACCACCTATAATAGGGTACTGATTACATTTTTCTAATAACCATAAATGAGTAGCTATGTGCGGTTCTGTGATTCTATACGGAATCAAATACTCCATATACTCACCGCTATTGTAAAAGTCATTAGCATTTAATACAAATAATTTTTGTTCAATATTATGTTCCCGACAGAACTTTTCGGCATAATATAAATCATGTGTATTAGCAATCATACCGTCTATTTTTATAACCAGTGTCATTGCAATAATCGGTATGTTTCTCCTAATGCAGGATAATAGAACTAGTTCACTGTCTAACCCACCGCTGTATAATACTTCTACTTTGGGAGTTTGTCTGTTACTTAAATGATCCGCAAAAATGTCAGCAATATCCCTATCGGGCTCAAAATCATTATCAGTTAATTCGGTTGTAAAGTTGTTTATAATCCCAGCTACTTCTAATTTACATTTCCTGTAGTTATGTAAACCGGCAGACCATTCAATAATTTCAGACATACAGTTATTTATATCAGTATATTTTACACTTAACATAAATAGAGTTATATCATGCTTCAATTCATCAAAGACCTATCACACACACTATTACACTTTATAAAGGATGACCCGGTTCGTCCTGAAATCCCTGCTGACTTTAGAGTTAGTGACGGTAGAATGATCGCCGCATTAACCGATCAGGAACATAATCCCGAAGCAATGGTTTGTGTTAGTTTTCATGATTTTGTACCCGAAGATGTAGCAGGGTTATCAAATACTACTCAGGTACCTACTACCGCAGTATTCTATACTATATGGAGTTATAAGAGTGGTAAAGGTCAAGAACTATTATTCAGAGCAGTTAAAGCTATACAAGAGCAATATCCTAGTGTTACTCGCTTTGTAACATTAAGTCCCAAAACTAATTTAGCAAGACGTTTTCATTTAAAGAATGGTGCAATAGTTTTACGTGAAAATGTAGAAACTGTTAACTATGAATATTTGACTGGTAATACAGTTGAGATTAAAGATGAAAGTAATATTCATATACCAAGCTGAAGGTAAATCATTGCAACGTGAGGCAGTAGCCATAAAGTTGTGTGAAGCTGTATCAAAGATAATAACATTACCTGAGAATATTGAGATTGAGTTTGCATTGTTGAATCCGTCAGTATACGGAGAAACAATAATAAACAGTAGATTCAAAAACAGAGTTAGATTGAATAATACTCTAACTGCCAAAGAGATTATCCCTGCATTGGTGCACGAACTAATACACTTAAATCAAACACATACTGGTTTATTAAGTATGACACGTGATGGCAGATATATATGGAAGAATAAAATATATAAAACTCCTCATGTTGGTCAATTAACATTTATTGAACATTCGCAACTGCCTTGGGAAATAGATGTTGCACAAAAACAACAGAAAATACTTAACGAAGCCATACAATTAGCCTTGACATTAAATGGATAAGGTATTATACTGTAAGTACAGTAGATAGCAACCCCCGAGAAAGGACTGAAAAATGAGAAAAGGCGAAATGTTAGCACAAATGTTGCACATTGCAACCACTGCTCATCATGGTCAATTTGACAAGGGAGGCAACC